TTAAGTGCACGTGGTATTACAGTGTCAGGGGCACAAGCGATTTATGTAGCAGAAAATTTAATTAAATAATATGAAAATAGGATTTTGTGGAACAATGTCTGTAGGTAAAACTACATTAGTTAATGCTTTAAGAGAACTGCCTGAATTTGCAGACTATCAATTTAGAACAGAACGTTCAAAATATTTACGTGATTTAGGTATACCTTTAAATACAGATTCAACAATAAAAGGTCAATTTGTATTTTTAGCTGAACGTGCTTCTGAATTATTTCATAAAAATGTTATTACTGATAGAACAGTAATTGATGTTATGGCTTTTACACGTTTAGCTGAATCAATTCCATATTATATTGGAGATGAAATATGTCAAGCGGCTTCACATTTAATAAGAGAGTATGACTATATATTCTACATTTCACCTAAAGGTGTTGAAATAGAGGATAACGGTGTTAGAACAACAGATGCAGAATATAGAAAAGAAGTTGACAAAGAAATTAAAAATCTGTTAAACAAGTATGGTCATAAAAATCAAAGAATAGTTAAATTAACGGGTAGTACCGAGGAGAGAATACAAAAAGTTAAACAAACGCTATTTTCATAATATTTATAAATAAACTATACTAAAATGAAAAAAACTCGTTTACTCGAAATCGTACGTGAAGAAATATCTATTGCTTTAAATGAAGCTGGTTTAGGAGACCAAATTAGTGCTCTGCAAAAACAAAGAGATGCTATTGAAAAACAAAAAGCACCTCTTATTAAAAGAGAAGCTGATACTTCTAAAAAAATAGCAGATTTAGAGAAAAAACAAGCTGATGCTGAAGTAAAATCAAGTTCTACTCTTGAAGAAGATACATTAAATGAAATGGCCAAAATCACAGAGCCAATTCGTAAAGGCATTGAAGTTGCTGTAGACCGTCTAGTTAAACAAAAATCAGACATTACACCTGATGAAATTACTAGATTGATTCGTAATAAAAAATCCCAAGAAAAAGTAGCACCTGAACTAGCAGCAGCATTGGAAGCCGATGCTGATGAAAAGGGTGGAGATGCAAAATATACATTTGGAATAGGATATCCCCAAACACTAGGAGCAGTTCAAATTGCAATGGGTCTTAAAAAAGCCAAAGGATCTGAACCTAAAGCAGAAAAACCTGCTAAAGAAAAAGCTCCTAAAGAAAAAGCTCCTAAAGAAAAAACAACGACAGCTTCTAAAGCAGAACCTATGGACGATGAAGATAAAGAAGCAGCAAAAGCAGCAGGTAGTGATAAAACTGCAAAAGAATTAGGTAATATTTCATCTCGTAAAGATAAAGTTGTTAAAGCATATCAAGAATTACAACCCCAAGTAAAAGATAAAATAGACCAAGCAAAGGCAGGAGATAAAGAATCTGCAAATTGGTTAAAAGATAAGTGGACTCCAATTCTTAAAGCTTATAATAAAGCAAAAGAAGTTAAGATTTAATGAAAGATAAAATATTTCAAATAAAGTTATCCCATCTTATTATAGGTGGGATACTTTTATTGTTACTCGTATTTTTACTTAAGTACCAACCAACCCCAGTACAAACAAATAAATATGATAAACAAAAACAAGAAATTGATAAATTAAAAAACAATATTGAAGTATTGAAATTCAGTCAAAAACTTTTAAATAAACAAATGATCCAACAAAATCGTATTGTTGATTCATTAAATATGGAAATTAAAAATACAGAAAAAGAGCTACAACAAACACGCACATATTATGGCAACAAAATTAAAGATCTTACTAGTGCTTCTAACTCTGAGCTCGAACAGTTTTTCTCAGACCGTTACAGATAAAATTTGCATTTCTCATGACAAAGCAAAAGCAATTGCAATTGACCTTACTCGAGGTGATTCTGCTATTGCTGAACTTAAAGTTATAAATAAATTAGTATGGCAATTAAATAAAAAAATTGATGCTAAAGATAGTACACTTAGTATTTATGTTACTAAAGAAACAAATTATCTTAAACAAGTATCACTTCATGAAAAAACAGTTGCTATACAAGACACTATAATCAAAGGTCTTGAAAAAGATGTAAGTGATCTCACCACTAAAAACAATAATTTAAAAACAGGAATTAAATGGCTTGGTGGAGGGCTCGTGGGAACTTTACTTTCTTTTCTTACATTTGCGTTAGTTAAATAATATGTCTGATTTAAAACAAGCAATACGAGAGGAATATGTAAAATGCGCTGCATCGCCAGCATATTTTATGAAAAAATATTGCTACATCCAACATCCAAAACGCGGACGTATTCAATTTAATTTATACCCATTTCAAGAACGTGTTTTAACATTATTTCAAGAAAACCCATATTCAATTGTTTTAAAATCTAGACAATTAGGTATATCAACATTATCTGCAGGGTATTCTTTGTGGTTGATGATGTTTCATCAAGACAAAAACGTACTTTGTATTGCAACAAAGCAAGAAACCGCAAAAAATATGGTTACAAAGGTTAAGTTTATGTACAATAACTTACCCTCTTGGCTTAAATTTCCAAATAAACCAGAAGAAGAAAACAAATTAACATTACGCCTACCAAATGGTTCCCAAATCAAAGCTACTTCAGCATCAAGTGATGCAGGTCGTTCAGAAGCAGTTTCTTTATTGATTATAGATGAGGCTGCATTTATCAACAATATAGGTGAGATATGGGCCTCAGCTCAACAAACCTTAGCAACTGGTGGGGGTTGTATTTCACTATCTACACCTTATGGTACAGGTAACTGGTTCCATAAAACATGGGTTGCCGCTGAAATGGGAGAAAATAGCTTTTTACCTATTCGTTTACCTTGGAGTGTACATCCTGAACGAGATCAAGCTTGGAGAGATCAACAAGATGCTGATTTAGGTGTTAAAATGGCAGCACAAGAATGTGATTGTGATTTTAGTACTTCAGGCGATACTGTATTTTTAGCAGATGAAATTGAATTTTACGAAAAAACATATGTGAGAGAACCACTTGAAAAACGTGGAGTTGACCAAAACTTATGGATTTGGGAACCTGCGGATTACTCACGTAACTATTTAATTACAGCGGATGTTGCTAGAGGTGATGGAGCCGATTATTCTACGTTTCATATCATTGATATTGAAACATATAAACAAGTAGGTGAATATAAAGGACAAATTGGTACAAAAGATTTTGGTTATTTGCTTGTAGCAATAGCAACAGAATATAATAATGCTTTACTTGCCCCAGAAAATTCTAGTATAGCTTGGTCAACTATTCAAACTATCCTTGATAGAGGATACCATAATTTGTATTATTCACCTAAAGGAAATGCTTTAACAGTAGATAGTTATTTTGACCCATATATGGACCATAGTAAGATGACACCTGGTTTTACAATGTCTTCTGCTACTAGACCTATATCAATTGGTAAGTTTCAAGAAGCTGTTAGAGATAGAGGAGCAGTTATTCAATCTGCTAGACTAATGGAGGAAATGAAAGTATTTATATGGAGAAATGGCAGACCAGAAGCACAACCTGGATACAATGATGATTTAATTATGGGATTTTCTATAGCAGCATTTTTAAGAGAAACAGCATTTAAGCTAAGACAAAGTGGTATGGAAATGACCAAAAGTATGCTTAACAGCATAAGTAGTAACCATTACGGATACTCAGGAGGTTATTCAAACCAACAACCAAATAAACATAACAATAACCCATTTAAAATAGATAACCCTTACTCAGATGATCAAGAAGATATTTCTTGGTTAATATAAATTCAATATGGCAGATACTAGATTATTTTCAAGATTAAAACGACTATTTTCAACAGATGTAATTATCCGTAATGATGGTGGAAATCAACTTAAAGTAGTTGATATAAATAAAATCCAAATATCAGGTGAATACGAAACAAATGCTCTTGTAGATAGATTTAATCGAGTTTGGACAAATTCACATTCATCCATTTATGGGTATCAAAGTAGCTTCAACTACCAAACACTACGCCCTACACTCTATTCAGAATACGATTCAATGGATACAGATGCTATCATTGCTTCTGCTTTAGATATTATAGCTGATGAAAGTACTTTACGTAATGACATGGGTGAGGTATTGCAAATTAAATCATCTGACGAAGATATTCAACGTCTTTTATATAATTTATTTTACGATGTATTGAATGTAGAATTTAATTTATGGCCTTGGGTTCGTAATATGTGTAAGTATGGTGATTTCTTTTTAAAATTAGAAATTGCTGAAAAATTTGGTGTGTATAATGTTATACCATATAATGCATTTCATATTGAAAGACAAGACGGGTATGATAAAGATCATCCAATGTCTGTAAGATTTAGATTTGACCCAGACGGTATTTCATCTCCTTCAGACTATGGTTACTACAATGTACCAAATGCTGGTGGGCAAGCTAAAGACATATATTTTGATAATTACGAAATGGCTCATTTTCGTTTATTGACAGATACTAACTTTTTACCTTATGGTAGATCATATTTAGAGCCTGCTCGTAAGTTATTTAAGCAATATACAATGATGGAGGATGCGATGTTAATTCATAGAATTGTCCGTGCCCCAGAAAAACGTATATTTTATATTAATGTTGGAAATATTGCACCTGCTGAAGTAGAAAACTTCATGCAAAAAACAATTTCTAAAATGAAACGTACTCCATATATTGATCAACAAACAGGTGATTATAACTTGAAGTACAATATGCAAAACTTACTTGAAGATTTTTACATTCCTGTTAGAGGTAATGATCAAGCAACCAAAATTGACAATTTAGGTGGCCTACAGTACGATGGTATACAGGATGTTGAATATTTAAGAGATAAATTATTTGCTGCCCTTAAAGTTCCAAAAGCATTTATGGGTTACGAAAAAGATTTAACTGGTAAGGCTACATTGGCCGCAGAAGATATCCGTTTTGCCCGCACAATTGAACGCATCCAACGTATTATCATTTCAGAATTAACTAAAATAGCATTAGTTCACTTATATGCTCAAGGTTACAATGACGAAAATTTAACAAATTTTGAACTTTCATTAACTACCCCTTCAATCATATATGATCAAGAAAGAATAGCATTAATGAAAGAAAAAGTAGATTTAGCTAATAGTATGGTTGAAGCTAAAATATTCCCTACTGACTTTATATATGAAAAATTATTCCATTTAAGTGAAGATCAATACGACGAGTATAGAGACTTGATTCTACAAGATGCTAAACGTAAATTCCGTTTAACTCAAGTTGAAAATGAAGGAAACGATCCACTTGAAACAGGTAAATCATACGGTACACCACATGATTTAGCTTCTTTATATGGAAGACAAAGATATGACGTTGGAGAGGTACCTGAAGGATATGACGAAAAAGAACCACTTGGAAGGCCAAAAGAAAATGCAACAGATAAAAATACACAAGATAACGCCTTTGGAAAAGACAGAATTGGAAGATCAGGTGTAACTAAAGACAATGATGAATCAAATTCAATTAATCCACAGTACAAAGGTGGTTCTCCTTTAGCTCTTGAAACTAAAAGCCAACGAAACAAAAATGCATACACATTTAATGCTATCAAAAATCAGAAAAAACAAATGATTTTCGAAAATGATATTAGAGGAAATTCATTATTAGATGAATCACAAATACGAGAGTAAAAAATCTTTATATATTTATAAATAAACAAATATTAGAATGCAAGTAAAACATTCAAAGTATAAAAATACGGGTATACTTTTTGAACTTTTAGTTCGACAAATTACCACAGACACACTGGATGGTAAGGATTCCCCGGCAAAAGATATACTTAAAAAGTATTTCGTTAAAACGGAATTAGGTCGTGAGTACAAGTTATATGAAACATTGTTAAAGAAAACCACTTTAACTGAAGCAAAAGCTAATATTGTAGTTTCTACTTTAATTGATTCTTCTAAAACATTAAATAGAGGGGTACTTAAAAGACAAAAATATAATCTAATTAATGAAATACAAAAAAGTTACGATTTAAATACGTTTTTCAATCATAAATTGCCTAACTATAAAGCATATGCTGCTTTTTACACACTGTTAGAAATTACACATTCAACAACTCTAACAAATCCTGAACAAACTATTCTAAATAAAGTAACTATTTTGGAACACTTAACAGCAGCTCAAATTAAAGGGAATGTTGTAAGAGATGAAGTACTAGAGGAAGTAGAAAAATCAGATAAAGACGTTAAATTCCTTGCATATAAAATATTAATGGAGAAATTTAATGACAAATATAATGATCTAAGCATCAATCAAAAATTAATCCTAAAAGAATACATTAATTCAGTAGATAATACACCTCGTTTAAAAGAATTTTACACAAATAAAATAAACGAAATTAGAACTGAATTAAAAAACATAAACAAGAAAACAAAAAACCCAGTTACACAAATTAAAATTAACGAAATTATATCTGTAATTAACCCCCCAGCAAAAAATGCTAAAATAACAGACAATGATTTAGTTGATTTGTTGCAGTATTGTGATTTAATTAATGAATTAGAAACTGTAAATGGATAAGATTAAAGAAATAATCCGTAAAAAACTCAAAGAAATGAGTGCTACCAATGTTGGTGGTGCTTCTTTTAGTGCTGGGCAGGGGGAAGGTTACGCTACACCTGCTGCTTTTGCTTCTAAAACAAACGCTAAAGGAACTAAAAATATTTATTACTATAAGTTAGGATTTAAGCCTGTCCCCGATATTAAACCAAAATCTTACGATATTAAAAAATTGTGGGAAGAAGAAAAGGAAAAAACAGGAGCAGATAAATTTCAAGATGATAGAATTAAAGAATTTGAACAAATTGAAAATTTAATTAAACAATTATCCCCACTTATATCAAACGCAAAAAACGAAACTATAGAATATTATGCTGCTAACCCGGGATCATATGATATCTATAAACCGTCTTCAATGGTTTTAGCATATATTCAAAAAGCAGTAGACTTATTAAAACAAAAACAATGAAAAAAACATTACAAGATCAGTATCTATTAATTAAAGAAGGTAAAGGACATAAAGGTGTTTTCCTTGCAGATGCTAAACGTGACTTTCCTCATATTGTACCAAATCATGCTACATTTGATGAAGCTGCTGCATCTCTTAAAACCAAAAATATAATTTCGGAAAATGTAATTGGGTTAAGTGCTGTTGCTGGGTATGAGCCAAGAAAAAAAGAATCATACGAAACTGCATTTGAAGCATTTTTAGCTGAAGCTAGAAAAGCAAAAGAAAACGAAGACGAAAAAGTAAAAGCAGAAGAGAAAAAAGTTTCCAAACCTGTAGAGAAAGATCTTGAAAAAAACTTTGATTATTCAGATGATAAAAACCCAGACAATTTGATCTTTGATCAAATCATGATGGGTTATTATGCTGAAATGAAAGATCCTAAAAATGCTGATAAAACAATGCAACAATTGAAAGATATTGTATTGAAAAATTTATCAAAAGATCCAATTCACTATACAAAAGACGGTCAATTTGGTGTTAAAGATTTAGGATATGTAACTGAATATCCTGGTTTAGGTACTCCAAAAGAACCAAAAGGAAAATATGCTTCATCTGGTTACGGTAATTTGAGTGAAGGTATGGAAAATGAAGACCCACTTGAACGTAGTGCTCGCATAGCACTTAATAGAATTGGATACAGTTATTCAGTACTTCCAACTTATACAAGACAAGATTTAATAGATACTCTTAGAAGAGAAAGTGAAGATAGATTTGGTAATGAAGAATTAGCTAATTTAGCTAATCAATTAGAATCTTCTTTAGGAGAATCAAATAAAGCAGGTGCATATGGAGAAACTAAAGATGAAATGTCAAAAATGGCTGGTAATGCTTTCGCCAATCCTAAAAAATCAGGTCGTTCCGAAGATGAATTAAAAGCTATCATTGCAAAACAACGTAAAGAAAGAGAAGAAAAATTAAAAAAAGCAGGCGAATCACTTGAAGAAATTACTTTACGTAGAGCAATTCAAGAAATGATTGATGCTGAGTTGGAAGAAGCTACTCAAATGACTACTATTATTCGCCCAAAAACAAGCGATAAAGAAAGAGAAGAAAGAGATCCAAAAGATACATCCCCTGCAATTTCTCAAAAATTAGAAAACTATTTACGTTCAAAAAACTATATAAAATTATCAGGTAATACTGTTCTTTTTCTAGCTAGATTATTTAATAAAGAAAATTTTAAAAAACTCCCAATAGATACAGATGTTGATTCTGATTTTGTATCATTTTTAAATAAGGCTAGTACTGTAGGAGGTAAAACTGTTAAACTTTCTGTAGATGGAATACCACAAGATTTTATCCCTGTTAACAATGTTTTTCTTAATCGAAATGAAAGAGTTTCTTTCTTTAAACCAGCAAAAAAACTAACTAAAGAAGATACATTAGAATCTTTACGTGAAAGTGTTGAAAAAGATTTAGCTGCAATTAACAAAGAAGCAGAACAAGAAATTTTACAATCTAAACTAGATAAAATTGATGTTTTAATTGATAAACGTAAATCTCAACTTGGTAAACTTGACGAAGATGAAGATATGAAAGCTTTAACTGACAAGAAAAAAGTTAAAGAACTTCAAAAAGACATCAAAAAACTAGAGCAAGCAAAAGCTAAAGTTGAAAAAATGATAGGTAAAACTAAAGGTAAGAAAAAAGAAGTAATTGACGAAACAGACGGTACTGAAAGTTCTCACGAATATCCTGATGTAGAAACAGCTGAAAAAGACTGGAAAGAAAATTCAGATATGGGACAAAGTGATTTTGAATAATACCTTTAAATATGAATAAACAACTCTTAATAGAAACCAGACATTTTGTTCCCCAACCGGTTCGCCTTTTAGAAGGGCTAAAAGGTAATGGAAATGTGTTTGTTGAAGGTATTTTAGCTACCGTTGAGGTAAAAAACGGTAACGGAAGATACTACAAACGTGAGTTGTGGGAACGTGAAATTGAAAATTTCCAACAAAAAATAAACCAAAAAACAACAGAAACATGTGGTGAATTAGATCACCCAGATTCTCAAGTAATCAATTTAAAAAATGCATCCCATGCTATTCGCAAAATGTGGTGGGATGGAGATGAAATATGGGGAACAATTGAAATATTCTCAGACCCAGGACCAAAAGGAACAGTATCTGGTCGCATAGCAGGTGCTTTAGTTAATAATGGTTTAATAATTGGTATTTCCTCCCGTGGAATGGGTTCCTTAAAACAAATGGGTGAAGTAATGGAAGTACAAGATGATTTTGAATTACTTACTTGGGATTTAGTATCAAATCCATCAAATCCAGATTCATGGATGAAAAATGGTTCATTAAACGAATCAAGAACAACATATTTAGATCCATACGCGCGTACAAACTCAATTATAACCGAAATTTTATGTGCCAAAGGCAC